CAACGCCATTGCTGAGGCGGAGCACGTCGCTGGCTGTAATCTGCTGGCTGGTCTCGAAAGCCTGCGCGACCTCACGGCGCTGCAATTGCGCGGACTGCTCTACGCGGCCATGTCGGTGGCAGATCCCAAGATCACCATCGAACAGGCTGGCTCCGTGGTCCGGCTGGATACCATCGAGCCCATTACCGAGGCGTTGGGCAAGGCTTACCAGCTCTCCATGCCAGCAAAACGGGCGGACCCTCCCGCGGCCAGCGCGCCGGCCGAAAGCTGAGCAATCGGGAACTCTGGGCGCGCTGCTGGTCGATGGCGCGGGTGCATTTGGGGCTAACGGATGAAGAATTCTACGCCCTGACCCCGCGCCAGTTCCACCTGTTGATAGATCAGCACCGGGCGCGCGTTGAGCATCAGGAGCTGCTCGCTGGGACCGTCGCGTCCGCTGTGGCCAACTGGAGTATGAAGTCCCCCAAGGAACCGCTCTGCGCCGCGGATTTCATGCCATCGCGTCGAGAGAGGGAAAAAGAAAAACCGCGGCGGGTGAACCGCCGGCGGGTGGCGACGAGAGTCCGCGCATTCCTGGCGGCCCAAATACATGCCTGACGAGTTCTCAATCCAAATCTCCGGTATAGAGGAGACCTGCGCTTGGCTGGATACTGTACCCCAGTACGTCGTCAAAGGGGCGGTTGGCAAGGCCCTGACCGCAGCTTGCGTGCCCATTTTTCGGGCATTGGATGCGCGGACCCCGATAATGGTGGACGGATCGGTCAAGCATGATCCACCACCAGGTGCGTTGAAGGCTCACTTGAAAACAGACATTGCGATAGATGCAAACGGCCGCGGCGGGAAGGCTCAAGTCGGATATGGAAACCTAGGCTACATTGCCCGCTTTCTTGAATACGGACACCGCTTAGTGGCCCACGGCGCCAAATGGTCTGATCGGATGCGCAACTACGAGGGAAAACTGTTAGGGTCCGGATCGGTGGCCGCCAACCCATTTATGCGGCTGGCCGCGGCGGAATCGAGCGAAGCCGCGATTGAGGCTTTCGGTACGTCCTTACAGGAATCTATGCAAGCTGGAATACCAGGAGTAAAGGTGTAGTATGCCCGCACGAGCTGGCCAGATCGTTATCGACATCACGGCAGGCACCTCTAAATTCATTGTGGACGTGGAAAACGTCAAGGGAAAACTGCGCGAGTTCGGAGCGTCCGGCGTCAATAGCTTCCGCCAATATGGCGCCGCCGCAGTCACCGAGCACCGGGCCGTCGCGGCGGCCATGAAGACCGTCGAGGGAAACTTCACCAACAACCGGCGCGCGGCGGATGCGTTCCTGCTGATGATTCCCGGCTTGGGGAAGGCCGTGCAGGCAGCTTTCCCGGTCGTCGGGGCAATCGCCTTCGCTGGCGTGCTGGGAGAGGTCGGAAAGAAGGTTTACGACTTCTTCAAGGGCATGGAGGAAGGGCCGGCAAAGATAGCAAATGCCTTCCGTTCACTGAACCAGGCTGTTCACCTCAGCAACGATGAACTGCTCGTTTCAAACGATCGGCTGGCCAACGACATCGCGAAGTTGGAAGGGCGGCGGCAGAACACGGTGAAACTCGCTCTCAACGAAGCGCGCGTGGCTGCCGACAAGCTGGCGGAGTCCCTTGAAAAGGATCTCGCCTCCATCAACAAACTTCTCAAGGAGCAGAACGTCGGGTGGTTCAAATCCTGGTTTGGAGCAGCCGAAACCAGCGACATCAAGAAGTACATCGGAGGAGAGACCGGCACCGGCGGATTCACTGGGAACATCCAGAGCATAACCGCGAGAGGAGAGGCCGCAATCGCAAATGCGGCTACCCCGGAGGCACAGAAGGCGGCGCGCGCGAAAATGGACGCCGATCTCGCGGCGGCATACAAGCAGGCGCAGGACTGGATTGAGACCGAGATCAAAAAAGCCGAGGCGCTTGCGCATCCGGCGGAATTCGGAATCCAAAGCCGCGGCGCGGCGGGTCTGTTCGGCGCCCAGCCCAGAAATGAGGCTGCCCGACTGGCTGAGCTGCAGGGGCTAAGGACCGCGCTCGCCGATCAAGCCCAATTCCTTGCCCTCCAATCCGCCAATACTGCCCTGACGGGCAAAAAGACCGAGCTAGAGACCGGCGCGGCGAACTCGCAGCTCGACAAGCCCTTCGAAGACCGAATGAAGGCGCTCAGCGCGCAGTTAGACGGCGTGAAGGCAAAGCTCGCGGCCATTGGCCAGCCGGAGGCGGCGCAGGTTCTCGCTAAAGCCTTCGCTGAGGCGCAGAAGGCCATCGAGGAAGTCAACAAGGCGCTGGAGTCGCACCACGTCCAACTCACGGAGGCCCAAAAAGGCCAGATCGCCGCGATAGAACAGTCGATTGCTTCCGCCGAGGCGGAGGCCACCTGGAAGACCCATCTCGAATCCACTACTACGTCCATAAACGAGCGCATTCGATCACAGGAGCTTCTGACGGCTGCCATCGGCAAAGGCTATGAGGCAACGAAGCGGGCGAACGTCGAGACTCAGGTGATGGGCGCGATGAAGGAGCACTACGCCGACCCCGCCTTCGCAGCCGACGCTGCAAAACTCCGGGCGGGATTCGGCGCTGCGTATGACGCCACGCACGGCGAGCAAGTGGCTGGCGCGGTTGAGAAGCTCGCTAACCAGATCGAACTCGAAAAGCAGTTGGCGGCCATGCAGGCACAGGGCACGGAGGCCGTTCGGCAGGCGGTGCTTGCCCACAGGATCAAACAGATATCCGAAGACAACGATGCGGAGTCGGCCAAAGCCTTAATCAAGGCCGAAATAGACCTGTACTACGCAACCCGCGCCAACGTGGACGCCGAGACCCTGGCAAGGCTCAACGAGAAGATAGCGGCCACTCAGAGGCTCACGGACGCGGTGTTTGCCGGCGCGGAGGCTCAGCGAAAAGCGGCGAACGAAAGCAGGTACACCGAAATGGCGCGCGGTGGGGCGGGGGCGGATGAAATCGCCGCGCAACGCAAGCTCGATGAAATTGAGCATCAACACGCCATTACCGAGGAGGCCGGGAAGCTCGTCACGGTTTACAGCGACCAGGTGGCGCGCTTAGATCAGATTGAGGCGGCTCTCCAAAAGCAAAAGAAGGATCACGGCGACACTCTGGAAATCGAGATCGCGCTCCGGGATCTGGAGAACGAGCGGCTGAAGATCGCCGTCCAGCAGGAGCTGAAGCTGAAGGGCGCGAAGGACGGCCTGAAGGCTTTCTTCCTGGAGATGCAGGAAGATGCCAAGAGCGCGGCCAATATCATCTACGACACGTTGAATTCGGCGCTCGACAAGACCTCCGACCAGTTTGCAAAGTTGCTCACCGGACAGAAAACCAGTTTCGGCAAGATGTTCCAGAGCCTCGGCGAAGAGATGGTCAAGGAGAGCACGAAGAGCCTGATGCATCAGGGACTCGGGAAGCTCGGGGACCTCATTTTCGGAAAGAAGAAGGACGCGGAGGTGCACAGGCCGACGGGGAACCCGGGCGATGCGGTCCACGTCTTGGTTGACAACCAGCCGGGCGCTCCCGGCGGAGCATCACCGAGCGGCAACTTCCAGAACTTGGCCGGAGTCGTTGGCGCCGGCTCCAGGGGTCTGGCGGCGTTGCTCAACGGCCTCTTCTCTGCTGGTAGTTCCGGCGCCTCTTCGGGCCTTACCGAATCGGTGAGCAGCAGCATCACCTTCATGGCCGGGGGCGGCGACGTGGACCCTGGCGGCGCCTACGTGGTGGGTGAGCATGAGCCGGAGTTCTTCAGCCCCCGCACAGCAGGCACGATCACGCCGGCCAGCAAGATCGGCGGATCATCCACCACCATCAACCACATCGATGCCCGCGGCGCGGACCTGGGCGCAGCCAATCGGATCTCGCGGGCCCTCGAAGCCACCCATCAATCGGCGGTGGCCACCGCGGTACGGGCCAACGCGCAGCGCTCTTGGCGCGTGCCCCAGAGGGCGAAAGCGTAATGTCCACGTACCTGGGATGGACCGTAGTTTCGATGCCCACGAGTCCGCCGGCGCCGGCGTCCCTGGAGTTCGCGCACAACGCCATTGCGGGCGCAAACACGAATCCCTTCACCGCACAGCAACAGGTTTACGATTGGCAGGCGAATTGGAAAGAGGCCTCCGTCTCCATGGCGTCCATGACGGCGGCGCAAGGCGCGCTGTGGGCCGCATTCATCGAGTCCTGCGATGGAGTCGCGAACGTATTTCAGTTCCTCTCCGGCGTCTGCGCCCTGTTCCCGAATGAGTTGACCACGGACGGTACAACCCCGCGCTATTGGCGGCTCAAGGTGAACAAGGTCCAGTGGACGATCAAAGGGGGCAAAATTTACGGGCTGACCTTCGAAATCAGGGAAGCGAAGTAAATGCCGCGCACAACCTCATCCACGTTGCTGGCCGCGCTTCAAGCCCCCGACCTTCAGCCCGCTATCTTCCTGCAGATACAGTTCGTGTCGGCTATCGTGCGTCTCTGGTCTGGCGCGGGGTCAGTTACGTGGAACGGAGAGACATGGCTCGGCATAGGCTCGCTGCTGGGCGTCAGCGTCATCGAGGACGCGGCCACGGTCGAGGCGCGCGGCATCGCGATCACATTGAGCGGCCTGGATGCCTCGCTGCTGGCCGGCGCGCTCTCTGATTTCAAAACCGGTCTGCCGGTGAGCGTGCTGTTCGGCGCGTACTCGGGCGCCTCGCTAATCGCCACCCCGATTGTATCTTGGAGCGGGCGCACCGATCTACCCGAGATCAGTTACGACGGCGACACGGCCACTATCACCATTGCCTGTGAGAATCGACTGGCTGATTCCAATATCCCGGTGGATCGCCGGTATACGAATCAAGATCAGCAGATGACGTGGCCTGGAGATCTCTGCTTTCAGTTTGTCGACGGCCTCCAGGAGATGACGCTGTTTATCGGCGGCCAGGCCAACACCACCAATAACATTTAATGGCTGGAATACTCCAACTCGTCGAAGGTGCGGCGGAAGTCGCCGGCGGAATAGCGCTAGACGTGTTTGTTCCTGGAGGCGCGGCTTTCGGGAACGCCCTGATTGGTGTGGGCGTCGGCACGACGATATCCGGCGTCGGCTCTCTCATTCAGGGAGATCCGGTCAAGGGCTTCGGCACCACGATGCGAAACCCCATTGCTCCGTGGCTTTGCTGTTATGGACGGCAAAGGACGGGCGGAACGCTGGTCTACATGCACCAGTGGGGCAACAACAAACAGGTGCTCAACATGGTGATCGTCCTGGCCGCGCACCCGTGCGAGTCCGTCGATGAGTTGCTGTTCGACCAGCAGCGCGTGCAGATTGATACCTCAGCAATTCCAAACAGCGCCCGGGCCGGATACACCATTCCCGCGCCGGAAACAGGCAGCGGAACGAGTTTCTCACCTCTCCAGCAAACCAACGTCCCCATCAGCTCCATCAGCCGCGCCGCTAACGTGGTCACGGTCGTGCTCTCGCGGGACATCCCGTATCTGACAGAGGGAGACCAAATCGGCATTACCAACGCCAATAGCGGCGGCATTCTGGATACGTATGCTCTGACTGGAGTTTTTCAGGTGGCGGAAATCATCAGCCGGGTGAGCGGAGTCCTGACATTCACGTATCTCTCCGGCGGTGTTGCTTGCTCGGTCAACAATGAGGGCGGCGCAACGACACAATGGGCGGACTACGGCCGCAACGTCTACATGGAGGTTCTGACCGGCAAGCAATTGCTCGGTGAGACCTTCATCGGCATGACGGCGGGCGTCCCGTGGCAGGGGACCGGGCGGTTATGCACGCCGGCAAGTCCTCAGCAAGCGGGCGGCGCCTCGGGCCCCAACCCCTGGACGAATTACTGCTCCCTGCAGGGCAAAACCGCAGTCTTCCTCCGCATCACCCTGGACACCAAGTATTTTGGCGCCGGCCTACCGATGATTAGCTTCTACCTGCGGGGGAAGAACGATATATACGACCCTCGTTTGGGGGCGCTGTCGGGGATTGGCGCCGTTGGTCTGGCCTTCGCTGGCAATGGATATCAGGCCGGAAACATGTACCGGACCGGCGACGTACTGAACGTCATTCAGTCGGGGGCCTCCGGGGGACAGGTGACGGTTGCCGCGGTCGATGGCGCGGGCGCAATTACCTCGTATGCCGTGACCGCTCCCGGAACCGGATACTCACTGGCGAATGGCCTGGCTACTACGAACTCGGGATGGTCCTATGTCGGTGGCAGTGGCGGGGGGTCCGGCACGGGAGCGACGTTCAATATCATGCTCTTGACGGGCGCAGCCGGGTCATGCGGCTACAGCGAGAACTCTGCGCTTTGCATCGCCGATTTCCTGGCCGATCAGACCTGGGGATACAAAGCGCAGTACGGAACCGATATCCCCGTCGATGCCCTGACCACCGCGGCCAACGTGTGCGACCAGGCCGTTTCCCTGGCCACCGGCGGATCGGAGCCAAGGTACGCGTGTAATGGCCAGTTCGAGGTAACCACGGCGCGCGGCGAAACTCTCCAGGACCTGCTCACGTCATGCGCGGGCAGGATCACTCCAGAAGCTCCGTTCGTGATCCAACCTGGCCACTGGGTTGGGCCGACCCTGCCGGCTGGGATTGCGGCGGCGGTTCTGGCGGCCATCGGGAGCGGCTACCAGGTCGGCGACGTGCTCACGGTCACGCAGTCGGGCGCGTCCGGTGGCCAGATCACGGTGGATGCCGTCAACTCAACGGGCGGGATTATCGACTACCATGTGAGCGCGGCCGGCTCGGGATACTCCGTCGCGAACGGTATGGCCGTCTCTGGTGGATACGGCGCCCTTGCGACGTTCAGCGTCACCATGCTGACCGGCGGCGCCGGCGCGAACCTCCAAGCCATCGCCGCCGGCGCGCCGCACTGGCGGCCCACAAGCTCCATTCGCGATCTCTTCAACGGGTGCAAGGGCACGTACATCAGCCCGGCGAATAAATGGCAGTCCACGGACTTCCCGGCTTACGCGCAGGACTCGATGCACGGCTATAGCGGGCCCTTGCAGTACGGCGGCGATGTTTTGCTGGCGGCCGACGGAGGGGAACGGCGCTGGCTTGAGCTGCATTTGCGGTTCACCGTCTCGGCGGCCACGGCCCAACGTATCGCCAAGAGCGAACTATTGCGGCGGCGCAATGCTGGGACCGGAACATTTCCGTTGAACATGGCGGGCTACCAGTTCGCGCCTCTGGACGTCTTTGAGGCCACGGTGCCATTTCTGGGCTTCGCCAACAAGCTGCTCGAGGTCCGGTCTACGCGCTTCCGAGTCGATGCTCACGGCGATACGGTTACCCTCGGCACGGAGATCGACGTCCAGGAGACGGATTCCAGCATCTACGATTGGAGCACGGAAGAGGAACTGAGCGCGCAGGGTTATGTACAGGGCAGCTGGGGAACGGGAACATTCGTGGAGACGGCGCCGCTGCCGTGGTCGCCGGGATATGCCGCGCCGGCCGCGGGAGATGCGGTCGGGGGCGAGGGGAGCTTCGGAGTGCAGCCGGTGTACGGCGTGGACGATCAAGGGAACTCGACGGTGGCGGTGGCGATTAAAGGCGTGCCGCCGATCAACGCGCTGGATACGGGGGTGGGGCGGCCACAGATCGCCTGCACGGCGTCGGACACAGGCGGGGCGATACCGGCGGGCACTTACGTGGTGGGGCTTTCGGCTTACGACAGCGCGGGCAGCGGGCGTGCGAACACGGATTACCTGAGCGTGTGCGTGGCGACGATCGGCGGAGCAGGGACGGGATCGATCGCAGTGGCGGTGACATGGGGGCCGGGAGATGATGGCGGCGAGATTTATGTGGCGAAGCTGCGGCTGGATGCATACGGCGGGGAGCTGGCGGCGGGGGCGTACCGATTCCACCGGCAGCAGATTCTGACGCCGGGGCAGGCGACGGCCAACCTGACGAGCTTCGACGGGAGCACGGCGGGCGGTCCGGACGAGCTGTTCGACCATTTTGCGACGGTGTGCCTACCGGAGATTCACGGCGGGCCGTGGGCGCAGCAGGTGCAGGCGCTGGAAGCGGGCATTCCGGGAACGAACGCGGGATATATCCGGTTCGCGGACCCGGACGGCGGCGCGGGGATGACGGCGGGGCAATGGGACGGATACACGCTCTC